AAATTGTTCTGCTTTAACATCGTTGGCATCAGACATAACAGCGAAATTAATATCACCAGCGCCTTCCCCAGGCTTTAAATTACGTTGCTCATTACTCTTTTTAATAACACCTTGAACGTATTCCTTATTTCCCCGATACCCTAACAGCCCCAAAAGGGCTTGTTGGTCGGCAATGATTGTACCAATTGCAGAGCCTTCCAATATCTTTGACATTGACTCCAGCACTTGTTTTCGTTCTTCGCCTTTGGCTGTTTTTAATTTAGCCTCTAGCTTCTGATAAGCTGGATCATTAGCGACAACTTTATCAACAATTCCCATAAAGGCATCTATTGGATTAATACCTTTTTCTTTAGCGGCAGCAAGACTACCTGGTAAATCTATACCTTTACCGTTGTATTTTATTCGAGCGGCGGCATTTGAAGCATCTTTACTGTTAATTTTAGCGAGCAGGTTAATAACATTGGTACCTGCCTGGCTGCTGGAGCCAGCGGTCGTCGCAGCCCCCTGGTTAACACCTAGCAGCGTTGCATAATCATCCAACCCGCTCATACCCAAGCTTTTAGCTAGAGCAAGTTGCTCTGGTAGGGCTTTAGCCATATCAGGAAGTTCATAAGAACCTTCCTGCCCTCCAACAATACTCATGTTTAGGGCTTTACCAACATCCTTATCCTGGATACCAAAAGATCGCTTTAAAGAAATTACAATGTTAGCCAGGTCTTTTGGATCAGCGCCCGTAGCGGTGGCGTATTTCTGAATAACAGGTAGCAATGTTTTAGCGGAATCCATATCAACAGCACCTGAAGCTAACAGGGTGTCCAATGTGTCGGCAGCTGATTCTTTCGAACCACCGCCTACGGTTACCGCATTTCTGATGACGCCACTGAGTTCTTTTTTACCTTCCTGTCGCCCCTCCACACCCCTCTCAGCGTAGGCTGTATTCGTCATCATGGCTACGCGGCGGTCATAACTCATCTGGTTACGAACCGGTTGAGCCAATACCGCACTGGCGGCAGTAATACCACCCACCACGGCTGCTGCACCTGAGCCCAGCATTCTAGCCCGCTGTAAGCCTGTCATGCTGTGGTTAACGCCATTCAGTTCATTCTTTAGCCGACTTACTTTATCGGTCATGGCACTGAATGCGCGCCCCTGCTCGTTAGCAGACATCACACCACTGCGGGTTAAGCGAAGATAGGCGGCTTGAGTTTGTTGGATTTCGCGCTGAATATCCCGTTCAGAACGCACACCCAATGTGGATCTGGCAGATGCCTGGCGTTTCAATTCAGCTTGTAGACTACGGGAGGCTTTAATACCCTTTTCAGCACTCTTTGAGTCGGTATCACCCAACTTCTCAGAGGCTTTCGCTGCATCGGCGGTTTGTTTTACCGTATCTTGTAGGGTCTTTTTGAGTACTTTAGAGGCGTTGTCGCGGGCGAATAACGTCAACGCCAGATTGAGTCCACGTGACATTTATCGTCCCCGCTTTTGTCGTTTGGATTTAACCCGCCTGGCAGTGGTTACCTTGTTATTCCCGGCTGACGTTTTCTTGCCATTCAGCCGGGCCAATGCGTCAAGATGACCATCTAACTCGGTGTGGGTCATTGCATTTATTTGTTGCTCACTGACTCCGTGTTTACCGAGGACGAGGGTAATAAGTCGGTATCCGGCAAGGAGCTGTTCGCGGGCAACCGCTTTTTTTTAATGGCGGCAATATGAGCATCAATAATATCGAAATCATCATCGGTTAATTCATTCAATAATAATTCCGTGGTGATATCTTCTTTTGGCATATTTCCCAGGCTAATTAATGCTGACGCTATAATTGCCACTTTATAATACAACTGTGCAGCCGGGCCTTCTGTCGTACCTTGAGAGTCCTGAGTGTCGGTTAATGCGGTAATAGTGTCTTTTACTACCGGCAACCGGATAGAGAACTCACGGTGAATAACATCACCCACCGCGACCCCGAAAACTAAAAGCCCTTGTTCCGTCATTATTCAATTACCTCACGCAGAGCATTCATTGTGATATCAATCATGGCTTCATTATCCACCGTGTATTTCGCACCGGTTTCTGTCGTGAAGCAGTCCAGATAACTGGTGCGTTTACCACCGCTACCATTGAGCGGGTATTGCGTGACTTTGGCATTCTCAATAGCAGCCCAGTCAATGTTGCCATCTAATGGAACGACAGCAGAAAGGCTGAGTTTGTATTCCGCAATGCCCCGACTAAAGCCTTTAGCTCGTCCGGTCTTGTTCATGGTTTTAACTAACTTACGGCCCGTGGTGATATCGACATTCAAGGACGTGACTTCAATTTCCCGCCCGTCGATTTCCAACACAATCGAGCCCACATATTCATCTGCTGCCATGGTGATGGCTCCTACAGTAAGAGGTCAATACGGCCAGCAAAGACATGCAGGCCATTAACGATATCGACAGGGATTGCAGCGTTAAGTCGGTTATCGTCCTGAGAATCTCGCTCAACAATCAGACCAGATTTGTTCGCGCTGACCTCTTCGACTATCTCCAACTCTTCCAGTTTGAGCAGCACGTCTAGCAATTCACTGCGTACCTTTGGCCCCGTTCTGGCGCTCAGCTTGTCGCGAGGGAAGCGTAAGTCGATACGCTCGCGGCAGGCTTTACGCACATAATCCAGGGTGCGAATGGTGGTGATATCCAGTAGGGACACATCCGGCGTTCCTGCAAGGTTTTCGGTATAGGTGCTGATAGCACGGACGATCTGCACGGTATTGCCGGGGCCGACTTCAAACGGAGTTAACCCATTATGCAACGCGTTTTCCTGCTCATTACGCCCTGGGCGGTCAGCAAGTGCGGTCACATCCAGACTGCTCATCACCAGCGTATTGAGTGGCCGTGCCGGGTCTTCTTCACTCGCAATCACCGCCGCATAAGCTGCCGCAATTTGGCCTGGCAATTTTACCGAACCGTTATGCCAGCCCAGTGTGATACGTCCACTGTTGATATCCCCGCTCAGCGTTGTGCCCGTAGATAAAGACTTAGGCCAACCCGCAACACCAATGGCTCCACGTTGTTCCAGTGGCCCACCAACATCATCCAGGTGGTTACGCAACGCCGTTAATGCTTCCGGTGTTGAGTACGGACAAACAAGGATGTTATGGCCAGCAGCAAAGACAGCCGCTAATGCGGGTGCAATATCAGGGTCAACTTCTCCCCCAGCCATGGCAGAGATAGCGGTGGTGACACCCGTCGCCGTGGATTGGGCACGTAACTTGATATCGTTACCCAGCGCACCTTTATGGCGGCAAGTGAGCGTGATAACGCCTGCGGCAGCCACAGCGGTCACCGGTAAGCTGGTCTGACTGGCCATCGCAGCAATCAGATTGCTGGCAATCTCAGTAGGGGTATCTGTCGCGGCTACGGCAGCATCAATGCGAATATTGCCAACCGACAGACTGACCACGCCGCTGGTCGCCGCTGTACCCGTCAGGGTTAAGGTGCCTTTAGCAGCCTGACCTGCTGTGGCATCCGATACCCCGATAATCTGCAATTGCAGATAGCGATTACTGGTAATGGCATCGATGGCCATTAAATGCGCCTGCGAGCCGTAACCAAACAATTCAGCGGCCTGCGTATCTGAAAATACACTGGTGGCCACAAGCGGTAACGCGCTACCTGTTGACAACATCTGGCCGATAATCAAGACCCGTTGCTGATTGCTGGGTAACGAGCGAACCGCCAGCCGGGTATTGAATTCAAAGTATTTACCCGGTTTTCGGATACTCGACGGGATATTGTCAAAAGCAATATTAGGACTGTCCACGAGATGCCTCCGCTTTAGTTTTGGCTTTCGGTTCAACTGCATCGACAACGGTCTCTGTCACCGGCGCATCTTCAGTCGCAGGGGGAGACTTACTCTCCGCCACGATAATCAGGTCACCGGCGGCGATTTGACGCAGGTAATAGGCGGTGTTGGGGACATCTACAGTGTCGCCCACAATGTATTTTCGGGCATTGTGCTGATAGGGAACACGAACCCCTTCAGCCGCTTTAACTTTCAGTATGGTCATGATGAATAATGTCCTCAGCATCCGGTGAGAGTGGGGTCTGCGGGATGTCATAACGAATATGAGTGGTAAGCCAGTCAGCATCCGGCTCGCTTTGGCTGCCCAGATAGCCGTTAAAGATACTGTCAATGGAATCAGCAGGCGGATTAACAACAGGGAATAAGCCATTCTCCAGCGCCTCTTCAATCCAGTAAGTGTCGAACTCGCAGGCGAAAACAGACAACGCCGCATTATCCACTTTGGTGTTAAATAAGGTGCGGACGCGCCCCGGAACTAAATGTGCAATCCTGAGCCCCAAATCCTGACCGGATAACAAACGGCGCACGGCCTCGACCATTTTATAGGTGCCAACCTCTTCCAGTCCGGGGCCACCCTGGCGCGTTGCTTCCTCGCTGCGCACGTTACGCTCCCCAACAATCACCACAAAGCGCCCATAGGTTTTGTATTTACGCTTGGTGATACTGGTGTTTTCAGTCTTCTGGATACCGCCGAACGTCACCCAGGCTGCCGGTAAGCGGCGGATAACTTCAGCGGGTTCTGCGTCCATCTCGCCCCCGTAGGAGTGAACACCCTTAACCATTTGGCCCATGCCCTGGCGTAACCGTTCACAAATGGCCTTTTCAGTGAGAGCAATAATCAAAATGCACCCCCATTAGTCGAGTCACGGCCAAAGTTACGACCCGCAGAAGAGAAGCGAATACGTGGACTGGACTCGACCACTTCCCCGTTAGGCAATTTACCCAGGGTAATTTGCCCGGCAGCGACACGCTCCAGATAACGGATAGCATCTTCATAACGCTCGCGGATTTCGTCAGTGCTTTGGGTTCCGGCACCGCATAACAGATAGCGGGTGATATCACAGCAACGGCCCACAAGAATGCCAGGCGTATCTGGCCAAGGCGTTGGATAGCGACCCGCCAGATAACTATCAATCTCAGCACTGGCCTGCATCAGTTTGACGACCATCACATGGTCATCAATCTGACCTGTAAAGTTACGGTCAGTGAGGGCGACACACTCTTTCTCACCGAATGCATCCACCATATTTTGACGAGTCGCATACATGGCGCGTTACCTTATTTAGTCTTCTTGGCGGGGTTAGTGCCTTCGGGCTCTTTGGACTCCGTATCGGGAGCTGGAGTCAGGCTGGCAATCTGCGCGTTGAGAGCGTCAATTTCCTGCAACTGGTCGGCAATGGTGGCGTTAGCACGCTCATTATCTGACTTCAACGCATCAGCATCTTTCGAAAGCTGTTGCAGGCTGTTTTCCAGTTCCCAATTACGGGCCTGTAGCGCTATAACGCTGCCCTTTAACTCGATAATCTGGCCTAATGCCTCGCTTTGGTCTGTATTCGCTGACTGGCCATCAGTCACATGCGACACAACCAGCATGGGCTCAGCCTTGAGCTCAGCGAGAACCGAGGGACTAAAATGACCATCAGCGTAAGTCTGGGTTTTATCGCTGTGGGCCATGCCACAGCGGCGGAAACCATCCCGTTTGGCGGTAATTTGAATCGGCATTATGCAGCCTCCCCAGTTGAGCCATACGCCATCTGCCAGAAGCCGTAACCACCCGCCGCACGCGCTTCAGCACCGAACAGAAACTTCTTGCGCATGAAAACGCTATCGCTGTCGTAGTCCGTTTGTTCAACGAATACTGGTTTTTTACGCTCTTGATAGATAAGCGGTTTGACCGGGCGAGTTGTGTCCAGAAGAAACCACGCAGTATCTGATACTAGCTCTGGAACCACTAATACCTCTGCCGTTCCTTTATAGGTGTTTGGCGTGTTATCAGGGAACCTGTCCGCTGTCATCAGGTAGTTAGCCACATCTTCCAGCGCCGGTGGAACGACCAGGATGGTTGGACGAATTTTGAGAGAAGCACCTTCCTCGTCTTTGAAACTGCGCATCGCCGTACGGGCGGCACCGTAGCTGGCTTGGGCTGCGGCTAAGCTAGTCACAGATAGCCGCTTGGTACCTTTGTTAGAAATGGATGCACCACGCACGGGATGGTCTGTATCAAAGAAGGGTTGACCGTCATAGCAAAGGTTGTAAAACCCTTTACTCAGCAACTCAAACACGATATCAGAAGGTAACTCTGCGGCGGACTGACCGGCGGCAGAGGCTTGCTGGGCATAGCCTAACAGTTGATCGTCTTCAATATGATCACGATCAACTTCAACCGTAGCTTCAAAATTATCGTTGACGACGCTGTAGTTAAAGGCTTCAAGGGATTTTACAACCTTGTCACCAATCCACTTGCGCATTTTTGGGAAGCGACTCAACCAGCTATAGTCGTTTTGCCCGCTGGTTGACGGCACCAGCATGGCCACTTTTTGCCAGTCACTCGGGGTCTGATCAAAGGCATTCTGAAAGGTGGCTTTCAGATTGACGAAGATCTGTTTAACGTTCTTAAAGTTTACAAGCACGGTATTACTCCTTAAATCAGAACCCAAACACCGTCAGAATCAACGATGATCACTTTACCTGCGACAGGACGCTCATCAGTTGCACCATTGCTTTTGGCAACCGTCTGACTGTCCGCAACGTAACAATCTTTACCTACATCAGCCTGCGTTACGGCATCACCCGCAAAGTTAGCGAAACACCAGGCTTTCCCACGACGAACGAGTGCATCAACATCGCCGTTAGCCCCCGCACGGTTATCGACATAACCATCGGAAACGCCTAGCGTAGTCTGTGTCGCCACTGCCGATGCCATCACCGCAAAACCACCGGCATTGGCACCAATGATGTGACCACCAAAGATTTCAGTTGCCTGGGCGACAGGAACGGGGGACAGCTCACCATCACGCCAGGGCGTATTGCGGTCTCTCATTTCTTCTCTCCTTTAATAAACTCGGCGATTTGTTTCGGGTCGGTGCCGAGAAGGGAACAAATAGCCGTATCCACCTCACCGTCATCATCGACGTCGGTGGCGACTGGCGGTGAACCCAGTGGCGGCTTGCCCCTGGTCTGGGTTTGGGTCAGTGCGGCAATCTTCGGCGCTTTATCCAGAAAGCTTTTCAGACTGTCCGGATTAGCCTTGGCCAGTGACTCCGCCCAGGCTTTCTGAGCCGGAAGCAATCGCCCGTCAGACAATGCGGCGGTAATGAGGCCATCACATTGCTGACTGGCCAATGCGGCCATATTGGCTTGAGCCTGAGTGATCGCTTCACTGACGGCCTGATGCATAACATCGACAGACACCCATTTAACCGGGTCTGGCGTGTCGAGCTGTGCGGTCAATGCGGCAATTTGCGTATCATGTTGGTCAAGCATTTGGAGCAAGTTCACCGATGCCGCTGCTGTCCCTTCATTATTTGAAAGGCGGTTAATCAGCTTCATCAGTTCGGCAATAACTTCTTCCTGCGTGGCAGAGAGCGGCAGATTGAGCATCCAACGCAATTGTTCGAGTAGTTCTTCCATTCCGGCGTTACCCTCAGAGGTTGAGTTGATGGCCAGGACGGATGCGGCAGCTAACATCACCTCATCCATATCATCCAGAGCCGGTGTGTTAGTCAGTGCGGCGTGAAGTATTTGCAGCACATGACCGGATTTGTTGTAGTTAAAGACAGGGGAAATAAAGAGGTATTCATCTTTCAGAATCATCGCCGCTGCGGCGTCAGTCCAGTTGCCCCCAACAGCGTACAGCCCTTTACCCTCCCGCCATTCCAGTGTTTTAAACCAACCGGATGCGGGGGCGGGCTGACCATTTTGGGCGGCTTTTAATGTCTGGTGTTCGTAATCAATAACGTAAGGTGTCGATTTGGCATTAGCCGCATCAATTAATCGCTGCGCAATTTCAGCGTTCATTAGCCAGTGATCGCAGTCTTTAGGGCGACCATCTACCGCCCGGAATTCACCAGCGGGAAAGAGCTGGATGGTTCCGAGGGTCGCTTTTTTGATTTCGATTGCCAGAGCGGCGAATAATGTTTTCATGCCACCGAGAATACGGGGCCGTTAAAAGGGTATTCAGTGGAAGGGGTTCAGTGGATTACATCGAGGGATAACGCGCGGATCATCTTGCCACTTCACTCAACACATTAGCAATGGCGTTAACCCATTTTTAAACACGATTTAAAAACTCGGTGGTGCGATTAAGACGGGTAAAGTCCGGCGAGAGTGTCAGTAAACGATTAAAACGCCCTGCGTCGATTACAGGGCGTTTACGGTTACGAATCAATAACACGGCGAAAGTAGTCTAAACCGGTGTTTTCCATGGCTTCCACATCCTGCTCGGTCAGGTGCAGAAAAGGACGCGCGGGCATCTTGATGGTATAGGCACCCACCGCCGCCGTTTGCACAAAATTGGACTTTGACTTTTTAACGAACCGGTTACCTACTTCACCGTTTTTCTTCTGCCTGAAGTGCATATCCTGCTTACGGGCTTTACGTTTGATTTCACCACCGAGCTGGTGAATAGGGCCGTAGACCGAATTAGTCCCGACGCTAGCACTATCATTATCACTCTCTTGCACGGTGCTCGCCGCAAGACGCCCAGACAACTGTAGAATCTGACCACCGGCGCGTTTTTTCGCATACGCCGGACTCCATCCCATCCAGGCGGGTCGACCCTGATTTTTAAAGTTCTCTTCAACAGCGTCCCCCATTGCTGCCGCGAGCTCACGCATCAACGGCCCACGGTGTTCCAGCTTGCTGATAAGCTCACCCAGCGAGCGCTCAAAATCGGTAACGTTGAACTTGATACCAATACTGCCACCCATCAGAGACTCCCCGCCAGCACCGGCAAACGGGCTAGAGCTTGACGTTGAACCTCAGACAGCACCGCGCCTTTGTGCATCAGTTTGACCGCCAGACCGGTATTACCGGCACTGAGCGGAACAGTCACGCCATAGTCATTTTTTCCCTGGCGAACGATGTAGACCAGTTGCTCATCATCGAGCAATGTCGCCACCGGACGTTGCAACAGTTCCGGCAACTCCGCCCATAACGGCCCAGGCGCATCCAGTACCGCATTATCAAACGCCGTTAAAGTCACAGAGCCAGGCGCTTGCCCGCGCATCTCCAGTTTGGTGAGGGTCTCGGGTTCAATAGCGCCAAGATGACGCAATGAGCCTTTGGGTTTTGGCTGGAGTGACACCTGATTTACCCAGCGTTTAACATCGGTTTTAACGGCATTTAACAGCGTGTTATCGCTCAGGGTTTCTTTCACCGCCAAGGAGGCCAGGCGCGGAGACGCCACCGCAGATTTATCCATTAACCGTTGCCCCAGTGCGGACAAATTACCCTGGCCCGGATTGTGACCAAAGCCCGCATCCGGTGTATACAGTTCGCCATTGATACGAAAAGCTTGCACCGTGCGCGTATCATTGGGCCCCCATGCCTGTTGTACGGTCTCAATTCTGTCCTGGCTAGATTGCACGGTGATGCTGTAGCGGCTGATATCAGCCTCAGAACGTGACCGAACGCGGCAGCGGCAACGCCAGCCATCTGGCGGATACATAAACTGCCAGACCGGATCATCATAACGGGCGGTAAAGCCATTTAACGTGGCATGTTTGGGGCGGGTTAGCCTGTCCATGACCGCAACCCGCTCCAGATAGGGACGAAACTCGGCGTTGGCGAGCTGCTCTTCATAGCGGCCCGCGTTATAGGCTGACTGCATATTGGTCTGGAAGATGGTTTTCAGTCGGCGCGGGGTGAGTTGCTTCCCCTCCAGAACGCCATCTGCGTCCGCCACCAGTCCTTTACCCATCCAGCCTTTTTGCTCCAGCACCGGGATAAGTTGCTTTTTGAACTGCTCAAAGGTGGTGCCGTTACGCAGGCTGTCATTCAGGCTATGGCGAATATCTTCCAGCACATCTTGCTTGAGTATCCCCGCCACCGTGAACGCCGTGGCATGGGCGCGGGCTTCCACGTCATGCCAGTTAAAACCGAGGGTGTAGCCCTTCGACTCAAAATAGCGAATAGCTTCTTCTGGCTTGAGCGTCATCGCTTCGGCCAGATTAACATCAGCTCTCGGCATTGAGATGTCCCCAGATGTCTGCCACAAAGATGGCCTGGGTCAGCAGCTGCTGGAGCTGACTATCATCCAGCGTGGGGTAACTGGCGGCGATAATATTGATCGCCTCGTCAGGCGATTGCCCCTGATTCAGCGCCGCGACCAGCGGCGAAATCAATTTATCCATGGCCTGATTGATGGCTTCTGGTACAGATAGCGCCTCATCCAAAACCACCTGCGCCAGGTCGTCAATCTCTGGGTTTGCGCTTAACGCCGCAAAGGACGTGAACCGTTGCGGGTTAGACGCCAAAGACAAACCGGCTGACATCGGCGCGGGAGCGGGCGCGACCAATACCTCTTCGCCTTGTTGCGGCACGGGAATACCGAGTTTTTTGTGTATCCACGAGGTCGGAATAGACTTCATCCCGGCACTGACCAGGTTAGACACCCCTTCAGAGAAGACTTTAATATCTTCAATATCTCGGGTATCGAATACCAGTTTAGGCTGGCGACGGGCGCTGACGTCTTCGCCATTGAGCGCCAGCAACATCCGAATAAAGCCCCGGAAGAACCCCTCCAACTGACGGGCATCAGACACCAGAATGTCATGGCGCACATCGTTATGGACATTGCCCAGGGCATTGGTTGAGGATTTGCCATC